GGCGGGATAATGCAATACCCTACCGCGTAACAATCCCCAAGGATGGGGCGTCCCGCGGGACGCCCCATCCTTGGGGATTGTTACGCGGTAGGGTATTGCATTATCCCGCCTAACATCCTGCCACGCCATCCCCGCCCGCGTTACGATGCGGCGCAGGTCCCCGCCCGTTTTACCCACAAAAGGCTCACCCTGGGCCTCCTCAGTCTTCCCTGGCCCCTCCCCAATAATCCACAACGGACCGTAAGGACCCGCGCCGCCTACGTATTTCACACCTTACTCCTCAACAACCTCTTTGTCATTAGCTACCAACGTCGCTGCCACGTCCGGAGGCGCAGCACCCTCCTCCGGCGCGTTGCCAAACATCATCTCAAACGGGTCCACCGCCGTCTGCTGCTGCGCCGCGATGTTGAACGGCGACTGTAGTGGGATCATCGACTGCCTGATCGACGTCGTAAAGTCAACAATGAGTTGTCGTTCGTCCTTGCTAATCTCCTGCCCCGCCAACAGCGCATCAATCGCACCTGCCAACGTCGTGAACGTACACATCAACATACGGGTCAACACGTGATCCAACATCATCGTCGTCTCCTCAACACTCGTTGTCACTTTGCAACGCGTGAATTAGTACCTCAACCTTGTGTTGCAACCTATCCACCAACGCCGTCAACTCCCTTACCCGTACCAGTGCGGCGTCACGCTCACTTTTGACCAACGCGTAATCCTCATACAGATCATTTTGCATCGCGCAGCCTCCGTCGCACCTCTTGGATGTACCACGCCTGCACCGTCGCATCGCCCAACGCATCGTGCCACACCCCCTTGCGCCGTGCGTCGCCAAAGGTGTACCACTCCAACCCCCACGCTTCCCTTGCCAGCAGCCTCACCGGCCTCATGCACATCTCCTGCCTGAACCCCCACGGGGGGTACCCCTTGTATGCATGGCGCAGTATCCCAAGGTCGAACGACGCCCCATTGGCCCAAACGCAATCCACCTCAGGCGTCGCGTTGTAGTACCGTGTGAACTCCACCAGCGCTTCCTTAAGGGCGACGGGCGTTGGCGTGAACAACGCTTCCTGTGCCGCCTTCTCCTGTTTTAGCCACCACTCCACCGTCGAGGGGTCAATCGCTCTATCCTTAACCTGCGATTTGATGGTCACATTAGTTTTGAAGGTCGTCAGTATGTCCTTATCGTCAAACTTGACCGCCCCAATGGACAGAATCGTTGCATCCCTATCCTGGCCCAGCGCTTCCAGGTCAATCATTAGATCCACATTCGCTGACATCACTTACCTCGCCTTCATCCACCTCTTCAAACGTCACACTTGGCTCCCCATACTTACGTCTCAACCCTGAACACACCGGCTCGACATCACAATACTGTCCACACTTCTGTCCACCAAACATCGGCAACCCCACCAGTGGAATTTGCGACGCAATCCTTTCGCGCACCTCCACCGTTTCATTCGCCGGTGTGTTGGCATGTTCCTGTTGTGCCCAACTGTGCATCGCCAAAATCTGCTCAACTGTATACTCAGCCCCACCCGGCCTATATGCCAACAGTTGTTCCTCGTCCCAATGGTCCGCCGGTAACCCCACCGCACCTTCGTTCTTACCAATAGCATGATCCCACAACGTCAACAGTACCTTGTCAGGGTTGTACCCCGCATCCAATGCCCACTGTTGTTGTGCCAACCCAATGCGCGCCAGGTTCAACTGGGCAGTATGATCACCTTTGGCCACCTTCCCACGTCGCGACAGCGAAAAGTCCATCGGGAACTTGAAGTCCACAATCTCACTAAGATCCTTGCGCAACGCGTCACACTTCATACTATACCCATACCCACCCACGTTGCCTACAATAGTCAACCTAACCGGCTCACTTACCTCCGTATACCACACGTCAGGATTGAGCGCAGCCTCAGCCCCCGCATGCCCCGCCGTACCCCTCACCCTAAGCTCCAACTTTTTGGGGTCAAGCCAGTAATCAAACATCACCTCAATGTACGTCTGCCTTGGACACCCCAACATGCGCGTTGCCGTAATGTCCAACCCCGCGTGGCGTACATCACTTTCTACTTGTAGCTCCGCGGCCCGACACATCCACGGGCTCGCCGCAGGCCGCCCATGCAACGTACAATCCTTGTCAAAATACCCAAACGGTACCTTCGTCCGCCTAAGCGGATGTATCCAACCGCGGAGTGGCATCGTTACTTCCCTCCCCACACAAACCTAAACGGCGCCTCGGTACTACGTGCCATCTCGTTGAGATCCTCAACAACCTTGGGCGTAAGTTTGTGCGCCGCATCGTTGATCGCCGTGAATGCAGACCAGTAGATACACACATTAGGCAACTTCGCCCTGACCCTATCAGGTAACGTACACACACTCCCACGATTCACAATATCCCTCGGCTGCACACCAAGCGCACGCAACGCCGCCCCGGTTGCACAATACCTATACGCAACCCGCTTCGTACCCCGCACACGCTTGGCCAACTTGAACCTTGTCCACCTACGCGGTTCCAACGTAACCTTCACGAGCTTCATTACATTACCTCGTTGAAAAATGTGGGGGGCCTTGCGACCCCCCACCACGTCCATCGTCTAGCTAACGGCCTTTAGACCACCTGCCCGGCCAGGATCTCCTCAAGCGCTGCCGCCTGCTCGGGGTAACACGCGCTCTTGACCCACGCCAGCCCCTTCTTGGGATGGTTAAGGGCAAAGTACCCCTCAACCCGGTGATACGTCGCCGTGTACGTCTCCCCGGTGATGTCGTTCGTCCGCTCCACCAGGTCATGCGACACCCGCACGATGGCCTTGCGACCATTCCACAGTCGCGCCCTCGTGAAGATGGTCATGAAGTCCTTGCGTTCCTCAGGGTCGAGCAGGAAAAACTGCGTACGAAAAAGCTGCTGCGCCTGCTTGTCATCGGCCCCATTAGGAAACTGGAACTTGTACTTGGTAATCGCCGCCGCGTCGGGTGCCTGTCCGGTGACCGCCCGGGTAGCCCCAGCAACGAACCCAATGTACCCACCCTTACCAGGCGTACACGACTGTCTGAACGAGAACCCCGCGCCTTCCACCTCACCAAACGGCCCATCGACCACCTTCACCGCCAGGTCAAGATAAGGCACCCCACCACCCACAACGTCCTCAAGCTGGTTTCCATTCTCGTCCACCAGCGCCGGGACAAGCGCCGTATCCCTAACCTTTGTCAGCCCCACCTCGTTGAGCGTAATCTCAACCGGGTAGTGACTCTCAGGCAGGATAACGCGCGGTGCCCGATCCCCAAACTCCTCGAACTCCCCAAGCTGCGAAAGAATATCGGTACTCACGACTTACTCCTTATCGCTATCGTTATTGTTGTTGTCAGCCTTGTAGCTAGCCAACAGCTTACCATACATCTCCCCAAAGTCGGGGTTCACAACCTCGCTCTCGAACACCCCACTAGGACACTTGGCGTAGAACTTTTCTAGTGCGTTGGGATCATTCTGCCCAACGGTGTGTGCAATATACTGTGCCTCGCCGTCCACGTTGCGCACCGACAATCTAATCACGGCCTCGAACGCATATGGCAACAGCGTACCGCCTTTCTTCCCGGGGAATAGCGGCACATACCGCACACACCCCATCTTGTCACTCGTCTCCTGCTCGCCAATTGTCGCCACCACACCAATAGGTGGCAGCCCATACATCCCCGCCGCCACCCCCGCCGCGTCACGCAACGACTTGAAAAAGTCCACCGACTTCTCCGCGATGTTATCCCACATCGCATACGAGTTGTCGGCCCCCGTCGATGACGCCGTAGGTTTGTTGGCCTTCCAATACTTATAGATCACCTCCCCAAGTTCAAGGAACCCATCAATGGCGATGAAGTCCAATGGCTTCCCGCCATGCTCCCTATACGCCCCCTCGCCAAGCAGATCCCTAAACCTCTGTAGCCTATCGTAAACCTCCTTAGGCGTAGGCTGCCTCACCCCACCATCTGTCTTAACCGGCGCCGTAAGGAACAACACCTTAGGCTTGTACCGCATAATGGCCTGAACCTTAGGCTCCACCGCCACGATCAATCCATTATACCCCGCCTTAAGCAGTTGTCCAATCGCAAACGTCTTACCCGTACCTGAGTCACCTTGTAGCAAGACCGACGCCCGCACATCCGTATCACTCACCTCTTGGATCTCAGGCAACTCAACAGGTGGTGCCTTCGTAACCTGCCCCACCATCGCGGCCCCACCCACGCGTGGCTTAACCTTGAACACCATATCAACCCTTCCCTTCAACGTTACGCGTCTCTTGGATCAATGCTGTTTGGATATCAGCGAGCGCATATTGCAACCCTGCCATCTTATCAATGATGTACTGTGGCATCTTATCCAACGCCCGCATATACAACTCTGCCGCCGCGTGCTCCAACTCTCTAACCCTTACCTTGAGGTAATCCAGCTCCACCATTTTGTCCGTTGCCATTCTGCCTACTCCTATCCAAAAAGTACCAACCGCTAATAGTAATCACAGTGTTTGCTGCCAACTGTGGATCTTTTAGCAACGTAGGTACACACGCCCCAATAAGGACGAACGAAAGTAATGCTCTTGTCCCCACCCCATGAGGGAACAACCATCTAACAAAGCTAGTCGCCACAACAATTCTCCACCAATGTGTGACATCGGGAGCACACTATCTTGGTCTTGATCTCAATTGTCAACGCCCCACACACGGGACACGCCATCGTCGAGACCAAAGCAAGTGTCGTTGTCCTATTAGGTAGCGTTTCGCTCAAAATAGCCCCCTAAAAATCTACGTGGTGCTGGAACTTTCGGGGTCGCTACGTAGCACGTTACCACACCCATCCGTCGCTGTCAACCCCACCGCCAGTAGCGTGCGCAACTCGTTAACCTCTTTGGAAACGGCGACCCCGGGCCTAACCCTCGGTTGCCCAATGCGAAACAACGCCACCTGCTTGAGCCCACGCACCACATGTCCACGACAAAAGTTCAACATCACATTGCACGCCTTCAACTGGTCATCCGCGGGTATGTGCCACATCCCCCGTTGCCACTTCCCACCCAACCCTTGTGTCATTGCTATACCAAGCTGCTGTTCACATGGCATTTGAATAACCGCCGCATACGCCCTGTCATCCCTGACCCGCAACCGTGCCTGCCCTCTCGCCGAAAACGCCCCACACGCAAAGATTGCCCTCGACAACGCCCCCACGATTAGAACCTCTTACCATGCAATACGGGCCTACCAACATTACGTGCGTGTTTGTTGATGACCCTTTCCATGACGTTGATCCCCGTCCACGCACCAATATCTAATACCCTAATCACAATGTCTGCCAACTCGTCGCCAAAGTCGTTGGTGTTAACGTTATCTTCCCTGCCATAGTTATCAACACGCTCCCGCAAAACCTCAAGTGCCTCGCTTACCTCACTATGGACCGACGCCAACTTGATCGCCAACAGTTCTTCATCCCGTTCACGGTTGTCACTATCCTTCCAAAACCCTTTGGCCAGTGCGTTCTCGTGAATCTCCTGTGCAAGATCCTTCCCAAGTGTGCGCAACACAGCCTTGTTGAAGTTATTCATTTTCAACCCCCTGTAGGATTTCAAGCGCGCCTGCAATATTACCCGCCTCCAAACGCTCGATTGCGCCTTCGATAATTCGTAACAGGTTGTCACTACTCTCCTCCCGAGGCCCCATCACACCCGTTGTAATCTCATGTACACACATGTTACAAACATCCGCCTCGCGTTCGTCGCAAACCTCGCACCGCATCACACACCTTCCTTTTTACGTTGTTCAGCCAACCGTTTACCCGCCTTCCCGGGCCACCCTATCCCATCCAACACAAACCCCGCAGCGTTGATCACCCTTTTGGCCTTCTTGCCACACTCCGTACACGTGGCATCCTTGCCGTAGTACAACCTTGTATACTCACTTGCCGTAGCCTCAAACTCTACAATGTGCTCACACGCCTCACATTGGTATGTATATATAGGCATGTTACGGCCTACGTTGCGCGGCGTCGCTAAGGTTCCCCTCAGCCCACGCCTGGACATACAGTTGCGCCTCTTGGATGGCGGCTGCAATCTGTGTAGCCTTGGTCAACATCCCCGGCCCCGTCAACACCGCAAAATCCTCAGGGTTGGTGATAAACCCCACCTCAAGAATGAGTGCGGGCATCGTCGTGTCGTCGATGAATCCCAACTTCCCGCGCCCCACATCGGTAGGCGTCTTGGCCCCACGATTGGGCCACGAGGGGCCACACACGTGCTTGAGTAGTATATTACCTACAGCCTTACTCAAGCTATTGTTAGGATAGTGCAACGCCTCTGCCCCACGCACGGTCGAATTGACCGACGAGTTGCAATGAATCTCCAACGCCCACACCGGGATACCCATATTCTTGAAATGTGCATGGTACGAATTGACCAACTTGATCACCCGGCCAAGCGTGAGCCCTTCAACAGGCACAACCCGCCCCACGGGATCATCCCATATGGTATTCCACGCTGCAATCGTGGCCCACGCCAGCGCCACATTGATATCCTTCTCTTGCGCGTGGTCGTTGCCCAACGCCCCCGGGTCCTCAAACCCATGCCCTGCCGACAACAGTAAAATGGGTTCCTTGATCATCCTATCTCCACCCATACGCGACGCGGCCTCGCGCAACCACTTCCTCTCCCGCGATTCCCACAAGCGCTGCATGCGTTGGTTATCTGCCTGTTTCACGACTGGCCTCGCTTTCCCTAATGTTGACCAACACTTTCCAATCCCGCCCGTGGGCCTTCAACGCTTCCGCCCACCGCCCGTTGAACTGCGCCAACGCCACCTCGCCATCTTGTACGAACAACCGCAAGGTAACATTGTCCCCATTACGCCGCTTGAATGCCACGTCAACGGTGATGTAATCGTCACTCGTAAGCGACCTTCGTGCCTCACCCCGTCCACGTCCAGCCGACAATACCCCGTACATTTTCGCCATACTTTCACCTACGAAGTGTAAATTGTTACTGGTCCCGCCCCGGGCCAGCCCCACAACCCTACCACACCCCCGCCCCGCCGTCAAGCCCCGCCGCCCTACCCGCCCGCGCGTACCACCTATTCCTTTTCGCCACCATTCAACCGCGCCTCAAACTCCATATCCAACACATTCTCCACGTACGATGTGACAATATATGCCGCAAATTGGTTGCGCCCCATCCCTCGTACACCCGCCGTTGCCTCCAACCGTTGGTAAACGTTCGGCGCAATTACCACGCGTAACGTCCTTGGATGTTGTGCTTCCTGCCGCCGCCTAACTTTTGCCTTAATCGTGTCCCTGTTACTATTATAGTACACCTTGAAGCACTCTCGACACCTACGTTGCCTACCCGTGGTTTTGTTGTTGATATCCCTGGCGTACATCTCCAACGCTAACATCGCCCCACAAGGCCCGTGGCACCGCTGTGACACGATCTCCCCGTAGTCATACCCCAACTCCATCTTATCCACCGTTGTGCCTCCTACGACCGGCCAACGCCTCCATGGCGCCTTTTACGACCACCACAACGCCCTTTCGACCGCCCAACCCCTGCCCGCCCGCACATGTACGCGCGCGCGGTCCTCTTGATGCCCCGCCCTGGCCACCCCGGCCCGACCTACCGCCCCGATAAACTAGCACAAAAGTGCCTGCGCTGTCAAATTTCCCAGTCTTATAGAACCTATGCAACCGGCCAACGCCTCCTGCCTGTTAATTACCATTAAACAGACGTGTGACGTGCCCGCGCAAGGGGGCACACAGTAAACGGGCTTTTAATCACCCCCCTACCACTTTTAACGCCACTTAGAGCCACTCGAAAACCAAGGGTAACCCATTGACCTACCACAGGTTGTCGAATGTACGCCATTTTTTATCGCTTTTTTTATGGGGACTGGGAGTACGTAAGAAAGTCGATGGTCGATGTCCTATTCATAGGATATGCTTTTTCTTATAGTATATAGGTATTTATTCTTTAATTTCTTATATACTAGCTAATATTAGGGGTATTTTCAATCCCCATACCCCTCTTATAATTCTTATATGAACCCTCACACGTACTCCCGACCCCAATAAAAAAACCGATAAAAAACTGCCCGTCGCTACAACCCCAACAAAACAAAGGGCGTGGCACGCTTTTTGCGGTGGTTCTAACCGGTGCTTAAGGTGGCAGGCCCTCGATAAAATGCCCTTTACAGATTTTGCCCCTCGCGCCCGTGCGTAGGCCCGCCCGGCTTGCGGCGCGGCGGCCGATGTGCGACACTGGCCGGGCCAAAACCGCCCCGGTGGCAATGACGCCGTAAGGGGCACTCACACGTACGTGGGAAAGGAGCTTGGCAATGGCGATTCACGTGTCCGGTTTCAAGTTTCAGGGCGATTCGTTCCAGCTTCCCCCTGGACAGGCGTCCATGACGATCGACGAGATCCGTCAGCGGTACAACCTCCCCAACGAGGGTATCGTGTTCCTGCTCAATGGAACCGCCCTCGGCGCGTCGGATGCCGGTAAGACGGTAGTCAAGGACAACGACAAGCTGGAAGTGGCGCGTGCCGCGAAGGGCGGTACGCGGTAATCGGGGGAACCAACCAGGAGGATCGGGTAGCCACTACCTAAACGGGGGGTTCTACCACTTCGCCGCCTATTTTGCCATTTACGGCGGTCATTTACGGTAGAGCCCCCCATTTTTTTAACCTAGGAGGCTGTCCTATGGCAAAAGCGCTGAACTTCATGAGCAAATACCGGCTCATGCGCGCCTCGGCCAACAGCGCGGAGGCGTTTGAGGAACTTGTACACGCCTCGTTGGCTGACTTGGGCGGGTTTCGTGTAGGAGATTTGAACTACCACCCACTCCATTGGCTCATACCTACCGCAACGCAACGCTCCGCTGTCCCGCGTGGACTTGCACACAATACCGACTTTATAGCCCCCGACGCGGGTGAACGCTGGTGGATCAAAACCGAAGGGGGGTATGTTCACTTCATTCGCAACCCCGTTGACGAAACAGCATGCCCGGGGGTTAACGCCGTTATCCCCGCAAAAACCCGTTTCGCCTACCGCTTCGCCAGTATGCAAGGTATTGAACTACTTCCCAACGGGAGATACCTCGGGCTTGCCGAAATTGCTATCGCAAATTACCAAAACACGCATTTCCGCGAATTCGTGGGGCGGTCGCTGTTTGGAGCACGTACCCACGTGAACAACGACTTTGCACAAAGCTACCAACGTCACGGTAACTACGGTACCTATTACGACATGCCATTGTTCCACCGTCGTGACTGGGCATTCGCGTGTCTTGTGCCCCTCCATGCGTGGCACCGCTGGATTCGCGTAGGAGGCCGTGGAATCACCACACGCCTAGCGTGGTTCGTCAACTTCCTTGAAGCGGTGGTCAACGATGCGCGCAAAGCTGGACCCGTGCCAAGTAATTCGCGCGTATACTTTACCACAAGTGCCAACGAACGCACTATACCCCCCTTTGGTGACACCCTACGCCGCACAGCGGTGAACATGGAATTTTGTGCCTACTTGTCCCAGGTACACACCCAAGTACGCGTGCTCAACGAACGCATGGACGTTCTACGCGCCGAGACCAACACCGCCACGTCAATTCACGAAATCTCAAGTGGATATGTCCCCGAATCCATGTACTTCGACGAGGCGTTGGCCGCGGCTATTGCAAATGGCATAATCACCGACCGTTCGTACTTCTCGCGCAACGAATTGCACCTTCACTTCCCGGGTTTTCGCGCCACACTCGGTTTTCACGCACCTTACAAAGCTGGTGTGTACGAGTTCCCACCCGGGTGGGCAATCATGCCCTGGCCACCAACATCGGACATACAATCCGCCCGCGCGGTACGCCTACACGACAACACCGAACGCAGGGGCTACCCGCACCCTCACGTAAGCGCCGATGGTACATTTTGCCTAGGCGACACCGTTCAAGACCGTATTCTCAACGGCACGGCGTTGCGTGTGTCACAGTATGCCGGTCCCGCGACGTTCGTTCGTACACTACAGGCGTACCTGTTGCAATGGCAAACCGGGTACTTGCCCATGCACTTCTTTGGTACGCTCGTTGAGGAGAACAAAAGCGACGAACCACCCATTCACATAACAAGCGCGGCAACAATGCTCAACACGGATGTACCCCTTGTTGAACCTGCGGTGATAGGCAATGCCCAAATTGATGATGTGGTAGACCCCGATAACGAGGAGGGGGATGACGACGAACTCGACGACGACGGCGAATACGACGAATACAACGGTGACGGAAGCGACGGCCCTGACGAATAACCCATTTCCTAACCCACGTGGTTAAGGAGGAAAGCAATGTCTCTAGCAAAGCGCTTGCGCGTCTTGATCGAACGTGAAACATTCAAGGCAATGCACTACTGGTGCAAGAAATCATCCCCGCGCGAAGTTGGAGGGGTGGCGCTGGTGTCCCAGTCGTTGGACATCCTACTCGTCCACACCGCCACACTCCTACCCCAAACCGTGAGCCACGGCGAAGTCGATTTCCAAACCGAACCCGTACACCGGTGGTTGGAAAAGCGCTTCACCAGCGAAGCGGTCAACTGTGCGATGCCGCGCTTGACGTGGTGTTTCTGGCACTCCCACCCCACCTTTAGCGTGGGATTCTCGGCGGTTGACGACAGGTGGATCGAGAATTTCGTCAACGAGGGGCTGTTGGTGTCGATTTGCGTCAACGACAAGGGTGATTTCGCCCACCGCGTTGACACGCTGTTGTTTCTCGACAAGCAAGAGCGCATTGAGGACAACGGCACCCACGTCACCCTGCCCTCGGACGCGTGGATTCACGATGGGCTCGCCGAGGAGCGTAAAGCCACGTTGGACAAAGAATTCGACGCCAACGTGAAGGAGCGCGAGAGCAAGTCAACGTACGGGAGTGGATTCTATAGCAGTTGGGGCACGCCACGCGACCGTAATGGCGCAATCCTCCTTCCCGCGTCGTCGCAAGAGCGCGCCGAACCTACAAAACTCCCCAGTGGGGTGACGTTGGAGGGCGAAAAACGCCGCCTCAAGGCACTCAAAAACGCCCTTCGCGAAGACCCCGACGAGTACGACATCACCTTCACGCAAACAGGCCCCATCGAGGTGGTCGTGGGCAAGCAGAACTTCCGTGTGTCGCCTACCACCGCCGCCAAGAGCATCCTCGCCCAATACACCGGCCTTTCCATGAAGCAGTTCGATTCGTGGATCGGTAATGGGTTGAAGGTTAGCATCAAAACCGACGCACCCGCGACGGTCGAAAAGCAGGTGGAATGATGCGAGTCAACACGTACGCGGTTCTCTCACGCGCTATTGGGGAAGGCATCGCCGCCGTTTACGAGGACGCGAAAGAGCAAGCGGGCGGTTCAAGTGTGCCCATCGAAGAAAGCGCGCTCTACGATTCCATCATGGAAAACGTGATGGAGGTTTTCAACTTCGACGACGACGACAACGAGGAAATTGACTGTTTTCTCGAAGACGTGGACGACGACGACGATGACCCATTTGCGAATGACGAATCCGAGGACGCGCTAGTTGACGCGCTTGTCTCCGAGGTGCCTCGCGAGGAGGATCGAGTATGACTATCGACCTTTCACGTCAACGCGCGCTCGTCCCCACAACGTTGTCCGAGTTGTTAGTCACCCTCGTGGGGTGTGGCAACCTTGGCAGCGCGTGTGCAATCGCCCTCACCCGTGCGGGGGTGCGGAATTTCACCCTATGGGATGGCGATGTGGTAGAGGCTGCTAACATCGCCACGCAACAGTACGAACCCGGGCAAATTGGAGAGCCTAAAGTAGTGGCGCTACGCGACATCCTCCAACGCTATAGTACATACGTAGACGTCCGGGCACACAACTTCGCTGCCTCCTCATCCGACGCTTTCAATGTTACCAACCTGTCAACCTTCATACTCGGTACTGACAATATCGAGTCTCGACGCGCCGCTTTTAGCGCGATACAGTTGGCAGTATCGCGCAATCGCACACCCACCAACGTACTTGTCATCGACCCACGCATGGCGTTCGAGGATTTCACGATTTGGGCCGTTCGCGCGTCGGGCGACGATAGCGCCCGCGACGAATACCTCAAGATACTCCAAGACACCAAACAAACCTACGATGCCGGTACGTGTGGCGCGTCATCGGTGGGTGCTACCGGGATGGGCGTGGCGGGTTTCGTTGCACCCGTCATTCGTCGGTGGCTCAACGGTGCAACCTTCCCCAAACTCTTGATTGGCAACTTCGCCAGCGGGGAAGTCAAGTCCTACTGGCGCAACGACGAACCCGAGAACGACGAAATGGCAATCATCAACGCGGCTCGTAAAGCCGAGGCCGATGCGCTAATCGCGGCGCAACAGCTTGCCAAAAGCGTGGTAACTGCCCCGTCAAGTAACGCTCGAAAGAGGTAGTACGTTGGTACAATTACAACCTGTACAGGAGGGCTACCTCATGGAGTCCTACCCCCATGCGGGTGTCAACACAACGAAACATTGCGCTCGCCGTGGCACTAGGCATTGCAATGGTATACACTATAGTGCAGGTGGTGACGGTGATTTTTGACGTGGTAACAACGTTGGTACTTACAAATACCATCGTAACGCTAGTCAACGTGCTAGCATGGAAGGACGCGCTATGAACCGTTTCGTACGCATCGTGGGTCTTGTCGTGTTGATGTTGATGTGCAATGTGCATACCAACGCCGAGGTGGTCGATCTACACGTCTCCCCCGATCCCAACACCACGTACCCCGATGTTCCCGTCGTGTTCACGTGGACACTCACGCCTGAGGCGGAACTCGGTGGAGACGCCACCTATTACATCGCTTACGTTACTGACAACCTGGCCCAACCATGGTTGTGTAGCGAACGCGCACCCGTGGCTAGTTGTCCTGGTGGTGCGTGCGAATATCCATTTTACGTCGAACCCACGGCAACGATTCTCTATTTTGACATCGTAGCCGAGCGTGACTACCAGGACATTGGAGGCTCCTGGTTTTGTGTCGAGGAAACCCAAGACCACGGTACGCGCAACACTTGTCCTTGTCACACTTAGTATGCTATACTGGAAATAGCACGTCAACATGACGTGCAAGGGAGTAGACATGCGATACGGTAAGCGCTTTGTGTTAGGGCTGATTATCGCGTTGACGGTGCTGGTCATGGTGCCCAACAACGTCTTCGCGGCGTGTCCGTGTATTCACACGCCATGTGAGATTGCGACGTGTCCAGGGGATCACGACGGCGACCATTGGGCGGGGGAACTGTTCGCGAAGGGCAACAAGCATGACCTTGGCGAAGGGGTTGAGCTTGATGGGGATGGGGTAACAATCACCTACGACAAGACCATTGTGGGTGAGTTGGAGGGTGAAGACGCGACGTATGCGCAGTTCACCGTGGATATCACCGACCCCGACGAGCTTGTGGACAAGGCGATCATGACACGGGTACGATACTACACGCAAGAGAACGGCCCCAACGACCCGTGGGTGTGGGAGCAGTCGTCTTCGTGGGAAAACCTTGTGATGGCGTCAACCAATCAAGGCCCATGTGTTGGTAACGATGGCCAATGTGGCGACGGCGACCCGGAGCCTTACGACCCGGACCCAACGGAACACCAATGTGGTTCGGGGGATGGCTCGTGTAGCAGCGCTACTGTCTGCGACGGAAAGTGCATCGAAATCACAGGTGGATGCATTCATGTTCCTGGGGAGCCTACGAGCGGTAACGACTGCGCGTGTTCGGCTGTGCCGTATATGTGTAGTATGCCTTCCACGTGGCTTTGGTACCAGTCGATCGTGTGCGGGATCGCTGCGCGCTATCGTACGCTTTGCATTGTAGAGATTGATACCTGGGACACGATGTAAGGATGTAAGAGTGTATAGGTTACTAGGGAACCTCAACCTGCCCCACCTAACCCCTAGTTATAGGTGGGGCAACGCACGAAAGGCCCATGTGATGCGTGACACCACACAAGTTGTATTCCAACTGGCGCTAACGTCTACCATCCACATCAACGTCGATACCTATGAAAGCATCATATCCAAGTTGGTCGAGCGTAAGGTGAACAACACCACCGGCCCCGGCGACGTTATTCTAGCGCGGTTATTGCGTGACAACACCGACGCCTATCGCAAAGCCCTCGCTGCTCAAGAGCTTTACGACGCGCTCGCCGACGTTCCACCTACAACGGTTGACGACAACCCGCTGTTCCCGGGTGGGGATGCCTAATGTCCCGGCATAAAGAGTGTGACCCCACCACCGTTTATTTCAGACGCCTTTTCGCGGTAGTGGATGCGGCACGCGAAGTAGTGCGCGTACGCGAGAATACGCGTACCGACGAGCACCGCATCGTGCAGATTGGCCACGCAATTGAACGTCTTGCCGACGCGTTGGATGCGTACGAAAGGGCAACATGACCACCGACGAGCGAATCGAGGCGGCGGCGACGGAGGCTGTGGGCGCGTGCTACGGCCGCCTTGGCCCCGAGGATCATAAAGCGGTAGTCACAGTCCTGCGCCGCCTCGTGGACGAGGCTGTGCGGGAGGAGCGGGAGGCGGACTGCCGCGCGGTATGCCCGGATTGTGCTGCTGACGTGCTGGTGATGGACGATCCCTACGCGGGCGTGGTTCACGCCGAGGGGCCGCAGTATCGGTTGAGGCAGTGTCGCGCCGCCGCGATCCGCCAGCGCGAGGGGAAGTGATGGGCAAACGCAAAACGTGCTGTGGCTACCACAACGGGGGCGGAGACCCATCCGAGTGTTGCTTCCCTATCGAACCCGCCATCACGGGCGAGAACTCGTGTCACGATCATGGCAACTGTGAGCTGTGCGACCACATCGACGGCCAACTCGCCGCCCTCCGCGCCCGCGTCGCCGAGCTCGAAGCGGAGCGGGACCAGTTGCTAGCAAAGATGCGTGAGCAGCTCAACGAAGGTGTTGAAGCTGTACACGACTTGTCGATTCGCTGCGACCGGCTGGCCGAGGCGCTGCGCCAAATTGCCCACGATGGTTGCGAGGACCTACGAGAGACGCCTACAACAGGCCCTACTCGTGTAGGCCCATGTACATTGTGCGATGCTTGCATCGCCGCCGCCGCGCTGGCAAAGGAGGGGCTGTGAGGACGCCGGAGCAGGTTGCACAAACGATCATGGACGCCATAGCGCGCCCTGGTGCTCCACTGGTGCCCAACAGCGTTGACACGGCAATCGCCCGCGCAGGCATGATCGAAGCGCTTCGGTGGGCGGCTGACAACGCCGAGTACATCGGCGGTATCTACTACGTGTCGCTAATGGCGGTGACACAAAAGCTGCTTGAGCTGGAAGAGTTGTAAGTACGTGTTACATCGGCAGAACACCACCCAACCCAAAATAGGAGACCCGTCATGCGTTATCTAATTGCAATCTCTCTCGCCCTGTTGACCGCCCTCGTTGCCGTGTTGGTATGTGAAGGTGACAATGGCTACCTACTACGTAAAAAGTGGGTAAAGGCCACAACGCCCAACACCACCGTTGCGCCAACCACTCCCGTTGCACCTACCGTAGTCCGCCCAATTGGAGATTGTACACCCCGGTAAACCATACCTATACCTTAGCTAAGATACCTTAGCCAAGGTAAATACATTAGCTAGCTAAGCTAGCTCAACGAGGTAACCCATGGTCATCCTTGGCAAACAAGGCGACTGTTGGTACGCACGTGACACCAAAGGGCGGTTGTTGTACAACATTGGTACGGGGTGGCATTTCGTGGCATACTAACATATGCTAACCCACTAACGTATTAGCGTATCGTGCGCGTAGGCTCGCGGGCCTTGACGCCGCTCGCCGGTCGGGGTATGTTTTCGACGGCGCCGACAGCCGCGCCGATGCTCGGCGTGGCCTTAGCGGCACCAAGGGGAAATGGCAATGGGCGGAAAGACGAAAAAGGGTCCACGACTGTTGACGTCGCTATCGGCAAATCCAACGCTGTTGGATATTCGCCAGTACCACGAAAACCGAGGCTTCGCCACCGTGCGCAACCTCACCAACCGCGCTCGACGCAAAGCGCGCGACTACTACAACCACCCCTATCCTGGCCGCAACAAAGCGCTGTGGCCTCGTCGTGACCGCGATTACAACCCGGTATCGGGGATGGCGTCATGACCACCACCACCACAGTGTTGCGTTGTGCGCAATGCCACCACGACCGTACCACTGGTGATGTGTGCCCTATGTGTGGCGAAAGCGAATTCGTCGTGATTCGCAACGCCAACCCCACCACCACACCGGTTGTGCGCAAGGCTAAAATGTACAGCCTTTTCATTCGCGCACGCGGGTCACGACGTTGGGAACGCATCTCCCCGCGCTACATGCCCATCGACCGCGCTCGCCAATTCTACCAAGACGCCCTGTTGGGCTTCGCATTCCAAGCTGTGGAAGCGCGTTTGCGTCCTGTCAAAGGTCCCGCGGTAGTCAACGCCGCCGTATCATTGGCGCGCTGTATGGCGGTCCGCGCCACGTACATCGACAACGCCACTGGGGCGGTGAAGGAGTTGTGATGCCACTAATCACCATTCACCCCACGTGTGAATGCCACGACCCACAATGCCCCGTCGCCCACGGTAACGAATGCACCAACGTGCAAGAATGTGTGTTAACGCGCCCTGACATGGGCGTTCACGTTGCGTTGTGTGCCCTATGCGCTGCCGATGCAATCAACTCGGGGTTGTTCGAGTAACCACACGGTAAACGTACCGTAACGCAACACATTAAACAAGGGGAAATCATCGTGCTAACCGACCTCGTTATCCTCGTTGTCATCGTCCTTACCCTCGCTTTAGTGGCCTTATCCATCGTGGATCACGTGGCGCGCAAACGCCTCGATTGGCTACGTGAATGGGACCTTCCCAACGCCGCAACCATTCATTTGATCAACTACATAACCCACCCTACGTGTTGGTGGCGCGCATTCGCTTCGCGTGAGACCTTGATGGTGGAACTATTTACCCGCTACCCTGGTTCTATCCCGTGGTGCGATGATTGTGGCCTACCCCACAGCGGGCCAACACAAAGCGAAGCGCGCTTGGTAGCCTTGAACTACGCTCGCAACCTCCCGCCCAACGCCTACGAAGTAGACTACGCATATAGACGCTGTCTACGTGGCCACTATGGAATACCACGTAATCGGCGCACCTATGCAACTGCGCACCGTCGAACGTGGGCACATCGAATCGCCAAAAACGTCAATGTAAAAGACGTGTAAAACCACGTTGCAACCATGGCCGAATGGTCGATTTCAAGGTATCGTTCGTAGTGCGGCACAACGTCGCAACACAACGCCCCAATGGGGCACGAAAGGGCACGAAAATGGCAAAGCAGACGACCCCGAAAGCCGATCTCGACGGGTTCCGAATGAACATCGCCGAGCCTACGGGCTCGACAACGACCGGACGCAAAAACGCCCGTCCGCCAAAGGAAGCGATCCCCGGTTTCTACTGGGAACCCATCTCGCTCCACGGTCGCGCTGGATTCGTCGAAGTCGCGCCTTATGTCCGCCACGTTGACGCGGAAGCGCCGTCCAATGGTGGTGTCGCACCGTTCGAGCGCGCCGCTGGAAGCGATCTCCCGCTTTGGATCGGGGTTAGCATTCGCAAGGGCCCCGGCGATCCTCGGCGCGCTGTCAAGGACGAGTACATGCAGTCCGAGCGCGTTCCGATGCTCGACAGCGAAGTACTCAAGGCAGTCGGTCGCATCACTGCCAAGGTCCAGAGCGCGATCCGCGAAGCCAAAGCCAAGAGCGTCAAGTAAGCCAAGCCACGCGACGCAACGCGCGTCCGCAACTGTCTAACCCGACCCTACGCTACCCACGCGTAGGGTCTTTTTTTGCCCGTCAATAACTAATTTCGTCGCACTTACGCCTACGCACCAGGCGCCTGCCCACCTATGCGACGTCGCACGTTCCACATAGGCAATCGACCCCCGGGGGGACCCCACGCGCGCGCGTAAAACCCCCCTTAAGGGATGCGTAATAAACCCCGATGTTGTAAAAATATTCGCATACCGGCGACTTTTCGCCCCCCACAACGGTCGTTATGACCACTTGGGGTACCCACGAAGGGTCGTTACGACAACTTTTAGGTACCCGGGGGTTGCGTTACGACATTATATGTGCTATAATAATCATCGTAATGCTCAAGATTCGCCACATAAAGGATGCCGCCAAGGACGTTTCGTCTACCTCTCTCCTCCCGCCCGCCCCCACAGAAGTGGCTGGGACGACGCACGGCTCGCCCGTTTCCGTCCCGGCCACGTCGGAAAGCATGCCCACCCCGGGGGGCGAGGGGTTTGGCAAGGCCGGGCAGCTCCTACCCATCGACTATGCCAAGTTTCACGACATCGCCCGCCGGTTGATACTACAGCAATCGACCGCCGAGATCGCCATCGACTACGGCATGTCCGACCGGCAGATTCGCCGGTGGCTAAAACGTCCTGAGTTTTTACGTATCTACCGCCAGGTCCACGACGAGATGATGGCCGACCTTGATAAGTTGATCAAGGACGAAAAGGTGGCACCACTCTTGCGTGCCCGTGCCCAGGCTGTACGTATGCAAACGGTGTTGCAAGAGATCGTCGATGAAGTACAAGGACGTATCAAGGATGGCCGCGCCCGTGCGACCGAGATGAAGGTTGCCGCCGATGTGGCCTTTGGTCTAATCGACCGTGCGAAGATCGACCTATCCAATGTGCCCGGTAGCCAAGGTGGGGCCACCGCGGTTAACGTATCTCTAACCCTTACCGGTGACGGTAAGCGTTTGTTCCACGAAACCATCGCCGAGTCGGGGCTCGACCTGTCTGACATCATTGACGTAGACCACACCGACGAGGACCGTGATGGCCCGCCCACGCAAGACGCCTGACAACACCGACCTAATGACGTGGGCCGAGATTGGGCGTCGCATGGACATGCCCATCAAGGACGTCAAGGCCACCTACGACACCGCCATCCGTAAACTCCACGCGGCGTGTGTGGCTCAAGGGATCACCCTTGAGATGCTACAGGCGTACTTTCGTGACCGCGACCGCGAGGACCAACTCCATGAGCGCGTGCGCCAACTGGTAAACCTATACCATAGTGACGTAGCCCCATGAGCCTAGACTTTTTAACCCCCGCCGCCATTCGCCAGGCCATGGAAAGCGACGATAATGACGTACGTGCGTTGGTGCGGGCGGCGTTTAGGCGGTCGTTGTATGTGTGGACCAAGGTAGCGGTGTGTTGGAACGAGCCTGAAAACCTCATGGATGTTGAGACGTTCAAGGCATCGTGCGACTGGTTGCAAAACGTTGTCGTGGTGACCAAGCGTGGGTTGTTCGAGGAGTCCCGTGGATGCATTAAGTCTACCCGGTCCACCCGGTCTATTCCAGGGTGGTGTGCTATACAACGTCCTGACGAAAGGTACGATCATCCTAGTGAAGTTGGACGCGCATTGCAGTTTCTTGAGAAGCATCCTCACATGCGAGGCGCTGATGGTCGTTATGTTATTGGGAGCGATTCAAAGGCGCGCGCCGCCGACTTCGTAGGCTCTACCAAGACCGACTGGGAAACCAACATCGTCATGCGCTGGGCCTTCCCTGAGCTGTTGTGGGACAACTACAACCGCCTGCCATATGGCGAGTGGTCGCGCGAGGGATATACCCTCAATAGTCGCGTTAATCGTTCCCTCGCCGATCCATTTCTAACGGCGGTGGGGCTAGACTCGAAGGTCCAAGGCGGCCGCGCCGAAGGCTTGATCATCGACGACCTTGTTGGTGAGACATCATACAAGTCCGCCGCCGAGTTGGAGCGTCGCAAAGCGTGGGCCAAAACCGTGGGGTTCCTTTTGGAGAACCGCGACTACCGCAACCCCAACGGTGGGTTCATCATTGTCGTGGGCAACCGATGGGCGCTCGATGACGTAAACTCGATGATCCACAACGAGATGCCCGATTGGGATATTTGGCATCGCTCATGTTACCGTTGCGTTGTCCACGGGCCTGGTAACTGTGGTCGTTGGGACGATTCAACTGAGCGCGCTTGTGCTGATAGTGACATACCGTTGTGGGTGGGACGCTACCCCACCGTCGAGGCCCTGGAACGTGTCGAGCGTGACGTCGGCCCCGAGTTGTTTGCGGCGCAGTTCCGTAACGACCCCACCGCCGAAGCTGAGCTTGACGCGTCCAAGTTTAGGTATTGCAACACCGCTGTAGTACCTGTCACGTTGGGCGACAGTACAACCAAACGCCAATGGGCCATTGTTGTACCTCATTATAGCCCCGACGGCACACTACTGCCTGACCGCCAAGAGGCCATCGCACTAGCCCACCTGAGCAACTCCATTATTAGCATCGACCCCGCATCGAGTAAGGACGTCAAAAACGCCCGCACCGCTATCTCGTGGTTCGAGTTTGACGCCCCCACCGACCGGGTGTTTTGGCTCGACTGCGTGGCCGACCACTTCGGCCCCGACGAAGCGATTGTAGCGGCGTACGAGCTGTACAAAAAGACCAAGCAAATGACCGGGCGCACACCACGCATCCTTATTGAGAAGGTGGCGCTACAGGCGTACTTTGGACGGGCATTGGCGCACTACGCCCAAACCCGCAAGGACCGCATCCCTGAACCCGAGATGATCGTACCCGCCATGGGCATTGCCAAGGAAGATCGTATTCGTCGTCGCTTTGGTAACCGGTTGGGCCAAGGTAAGTTGTACCTCCGCGAGGGGCTACAACTGCCCAAGTGGGAGGTGCGCCACTTCCCCACCGGTACGATGGACTGTCTTGATACCGAGGTTCAAGCCGAGGAGATTTTCCTCAACATCGCCTCCACCACCAACACCGACCGGCTTGCGCGCGCCCGCGCACGTAAACGCGCACGGCGCATCGCCGCATCGACGCGCACCGGTGTGCCGCTCTAATCCCCTAGAGGACCTTCGCCATGCCCCGCAAAAAGCTAACCCCCATTGATCGCGCACTAAAGGCGGGGCTGCGCGTTGCCCCACAGGTTGAGGTTGCTGAGGACACTTTACGTGAACTCGTTGCCTACCTCACCACCGCCGTCGCCGACGCCAAACGCCACCGCGATGCCATCCTACCCCGCGTAGAGAAGTGGCGCAAAACCATCCGCGGCGAACGTGCGTCGGGGATCATACGCTCTACCGCCTCCAACCTTTCAGTACCACTAACCACGTGGGCTCGTACGGCTGTGCGTGCGCGTCTTACCGAGTCCATCCTCGAAAGCTCTCCAATGCTCACTGTCCAACCCACGCCTGGTCGTAGCGTACCTGAGCAAGCCCGGTCGTCACAAACGCGTGCCAACTCCATCGCGCGTTTCCTGTCAGCGCAAATCCTCAACCCACGCGCTTTGAATGGTCGTGAGGTTATTGAGCAATTGTCGGCCGAGGCAACTGACTTTGGCGCATCCGCCTACAAGATCATCCCCGTACGCGACACCGTGCGCAAGATTGCCGTTGGCGAAGGCGCACCCTCACCAACTATCATCCCCGGCGGTGTGCGGTGGGAGTTCGTGTCGCTATTGGACCTTATTTGGGTTCGTGGGTATGGCACGGATACCCAACGCATGCCTTTTGTGGGCCACCAGATTGAACGCATGTGGGCCGAGATCGAGGCGTTTGGTCGCATGGGTCATTACAACGAGGAGGCCGTCAAAAAGGTCAAGAACGCCTACCGCACAGGTAATGGCGCGATGGACTACTCACCCGAGTTGTTGAGGCCACATGACATCGACGAAATCTACCTCGACTGGGACATTGACAACGATGGGATCATGGAGTCACTGATTGTCGATTGGCACCCCAAGGCCGCGCAATGCTTGCGTATCAACTGGAATCCCATCCCCAACGGGCGACGACCCATCCTTGTAGGGCGGTTCGATTTTGGCGATGACCTTACCGACCTTAACGGCCAAGGTGTGTGCGCCAAGCTGGAAGGCCCCCAGGACGAGGCCGACGCAATTCACAACATCGCCATCGAGGCTGGTAAGCGAGGCACCGCCCACATTATCGTCCTCAAGGCCGGGACCCGCGCCGAGGACGAGTTTGGTGGCGAAACCGACATCCTCCCTGGCGAGGTAATCGTCACCGAGAACCCCAAGGAAGACGTTGTGGCGGTGCCCATGGGCGCGGTCGATGCCGCCCTCGCCGCCATCCAGATCGAGGAACACACACGACTGTACGTTACTCGTCTATTGGGTATGGACGAATCACGCGTCGGGAATGTGGAATCGGGTAAGCGCGTCACCGCCGCTGTAGGTATGGCCTCGATGCGCGAAGGACGTATGATCATCAAGGCCGCCCTTACCAGCCTCGCCAACATCATCAACGAAGGCTGCTACTTGACCCTTGAATTGTATCGCCAACGCATCCCTCTCGCCGCCATGCGCGCCGCCCTGTCACCCGAGGAGGTTGACGACGTTATGGAGGCTGTGTTCACCCTATCTAGTGATAATGTGCGTGACGCCTACCAAATTCGCATCAACGCCCAGGACGCGGCGATTAGTGAACAGACGCGTAAACAGGAGATGTTGGTCATCAACCAAGCGCTGTTCCCCTTCTACGACCGGATGGCACAGTACATTGTCCAGTTGAACGACCCCATGCTACCTCCCGGCGCACGCAAACCCATGCTCGTACTTATCGAGCGCATGGAACGTGGTATCGAGGCCCTGCTCAACACCGTTGAATCCATCCCCAATCCCGAAGAGTTGATGATCCGCGTAGGTGAGTTGTCCAAGATGATCGACGCCGGTGGGGCTGGTAGCGGTGCCGAGGAACCCGCCCCCGACGCCGCCACATCCGCCATCGGTGACCTTGGCGCAGGGGTTGTGTAATGCGCGCCGTCACCCTAGCCGCCCTCGACGACATCCTCAAAGCTACTGGTATTGACGACGCCGAGGTGCGTGCCGCCGAGGTTGAGGTGTTTAGCCACCTGCGCCCCGCCGGTGCGCGCTTACTTGTTACCCGCCCTACCATTGCCGCCTACCACTCCTCACGCATCACCGCTGGTGGGATCGAGGTACCTGACGTTGCCATCCGCGCGCTAAAGGAATACGGCCTATTGTCGTGGATCCTAAGTGTGGGACCCGCGTGTAGTGATGACATCCAACCCGGCATGGCAGCGATCATACCCGAGTATGGTGGTAAGCCTATCTACCTCCACCGCCAAACCCCTTATTGGATCATTGGTGAAGGCGAAATCCTCGCACTACTAACCAACGACGACAACACCAACGATGCTTAACCTCGAACCATCCCAATGGGGTGACCTTCGCCGCCAAGCCGAAGACGCCAACGAGAGTCTACTAGGCTACGCTATTGAAACCGTGTTCAACCAATGGGCCGACGCCGCACTTGCGCTGGCCCTCAACCCTCAAACCCCCGCGCCACAACTGCACGCCGCCCAGGGCGAATATAAAGCCTATAAGCGTGCTACAATGATTTTGGGTGAGTTGTGTCGGCAAGCCAAGCTGGTTGCCGAAAAAGCGCGAAAATCCAAGGAGAATCGCGATGTCTAAGCCGAATGATCCCAACGCCAACCCCAACGAGGGTGGCGATGAGGGGTCGCAGTCTGCCTCCACCCAGGAGCAGACCCAGGTCGTGGACCAGGTAACCTCCCTAGTCAGCGAGTTCCGCCAGTCGCTTGAGGCTATGCGCAAAGCTGCGCCCCCGGTTGCACCGGTCGTGGCCAAGCCCGCCAAGCCCAGCGCCGACGAACTCAAGACCAAGTACAAGGAAGCCCGCGAAAAGGCCAACCAGATGGCCGCCGAAGGGGACTACGCTGGTTCCCTTGAAGTAATGTACGAAACCTGGACTGGTATCCAGTCTGCCAACCAGCAGGACGTCACCGAAACCCCCGCTTTCAAGGCTCTCAAGACCCAGGCCAAGCGCGCTGCCAAGTCCGACCACGCCGACGTATTCGCCAAATACGGCAGCGAGGTTGAGGCGGTTATGGCCGTACGCCCCGCAGAACAGCAGATCGACCCCGACGCCTGGGACAAAGCTGTACGCGAAGTCCAGCTCAATCACTTCGACGAGATCCTTGAGACCGAGAGGGTTAATCGCCAGCGCGCCGCCGACGAGAACGACGGCCCGTCTACCATCGTAGCGGGCGGTTCGCGTGGCCGGTCAACGCGTGGCAAGGACGACGTTGAACTGACCGCCGAAGAGGCCCAGTTCGCGACGCGCATCAACTTCACCCCGGAGCGTTACGCAGCCGCCAAAAAGCGTGCGATGGCCGCCCCCCGCGAGGGGATCTCGGTCGCCATCCTCGACGAGGCCGAAGGCTCGCCTGTAACGCCTGGCAAGTTTTAAGGGGTACGCGAATGCCATACGCAGGACCTACCGATAGACTACAGGACCCGTGGGCCATCCCCAACCCCCAGCCTGGACGATACTACCGTTGGATCTCCACCGATCCGCGCCGTATGTCCATGTGGTTGCGTAACTTTGGCGATATCCCCGGTTACTCGCTAGTCCAAGGTTCCACCGTCGCCGAGACCATCGCGCTTGCTGAGAAGCTAGGCTACTCAGCCTCCATGGTCGATGCCTCGAATCGTATTAGCTACGGTTTCAACTGCCTCGCTGACATCCCTGTCGAGGAACACGAGCGTCGTGTTCGCGAAAAGGTCGATGAACAGCTTGAGAAGGTTAACGCCGCGCGCGAAGCTTTCCACGCGTCGGTTGAAGGTCTCCACGGGGTCAAGTCATTTGAACAGGACCCCGAGGAGTTCGTAGATCGCAAGAACTTCGCTCGGCGAGGGCCGGGTGAGCGACCCTTTGTGGGTCAAGCTGGGCAGGGCGCAAGTCCGTTGATGCGCGCTCGTGCCCGTCGCTAACCAAGGAGGAGAGTTAGATGGCCAGCACTGGTCAGTTTGCTGAGCACCTGGCTCCCGGCCTTCGAGAGATCGTGGGTACCCGGCTGGGTGGGCGTGAGTCGTACTACTCGCGACTGCTCAAGGTCGAGACGTCTTCGCGCAATTACGAAGACTATCTGGCCGCTGCTGGTCTGCCCGTCGCCATCGAGAAGCCCGAGGGTCAGCCGATTACCGTTTTCGACCCGCTTGAGGGGTTGAAGAAGCGGATCAACCACACGGTTTATGGCATTGGATGCCAGTTTACCGAGGAAGCGTTCGACGACGATCTTTACAAGTCCAGTGGGTCTGCACTCACGGCGGCTGGTAACGGTCTTGCTGATTCGCTTGCCGAGGTTGTGGAGATCCAGGCCCACCGGTTCTTCAACGCCGAGGCTTTCCTCGCTGCGGCGGTGCCTGACTTCCTGCGCCCGCTGCCCGACTACGTTTCGACGATTGGCGTGTACAACACCGCCCACGGCCCGGTTGCGGGTGGTGAGTCGGGTACGCAGTCCAATCGACCCTCGGCCGCGGTGGATTTCACGGTCACGTCATTCCGCACGGCGCTGGCGCAGTTCAAGCGCTATCGTACGGATCGTAACCTGCGAATCCCCGGCGTGTCGTTCCCCAACAGGCTGGTGGTCCCCCCGGAGGTTGAGTTCGACGCCCGCGAGGTTGTCAACTCGCAGAACCGCCCGGACACCGCCAACCGTGTTGAGAACGTCACTCGTGGCGTTGTTGAGGTAGTGGTTGACCCCTACCTTGAGGACACCGACGCATGGTTCCTCCTTGCACCGGAGCACAACCTTGTGTTCCTGTGGCGCAAGCGGCCCATGATGGATTCGTTTGACGACCGTTGGACGCGTACGGCGGTCATGCTCGGCTGGCAGCGATTCTCGATGGCAGCCGTCCACTGGCTCGGGACCTACGGTTCGCCGGGGGCCTAAGCACTAACGAGGCCCCTGTACGGCTTGTGCGCTATGGGGGCCTTAAAGGATACCTAAATGGCTATCACTGCTGGAACCGTTCAGCCGATTGCTGCCGCGCCCGGTGCGCGAGGGACGTCTAGCGTTGCAATGGCAACGATCCCCTGCGACCCGTCGGACGCGTTTCTCCCGGGTGATATTCTTGCTATCAACGCCGCTACGCGCGACGTCTCGGTTGCCGCTACCCCTGTAGCTGCCGCGGGCACGATCTTCGGCGTGGCGATGTGCAAGTCCTTCACCTCGGCTGCCACGATTGATCGCAACGGTCAGGTCAACGACGACCTGATCAACGTCGCCCTGGCGGTAGCCGATGCCCGGTTCGCGGGTAACGTCGTAACTGGTACGGCTACTGACGAGACCGGTGTCTACGTGGATAACATCCGCGTCAAGCTCGGGCTCATTCGTACGGACGCTGGTGGCGGTACCTACTTCGCCATCGAACAGTCCAGTACGGGTGTGGACGTGGTTTACCCACTTGAATACGTCACGCCCCAGTTCGACACCACTGGTCAGGACTGGCAGTACGGGCGTGAGGCTGGTGTGGGGATGCTCAACCCCCGCGTCATCTTCATGTTCCTGTACAACGCCACCGTGTTTGGTACGGCAATCGCGTAAACCCTGGATGGGGGCGCCGTGTAACAGCGGCGTCCCCACCTTCCACTAGGAGGTTATTATGGCTGGTGGAAATTCCAGGGGTCCGTTGCCTGGGCACCTTGCCTACGGGCGTGGTAACTTTGGTGGGCCTGTCCTTGGTGGCCAACTGCTACTGTGTGCCCACGCCGAGACCGTTACCGGTGCTGAGGCGATCTACGCAGCGTGGCAACTCCCGCTCGCCGTGCGTATCCACGCATTCTGTAACTACGTACGTGACGTCGCCGCATCCACGTTGTCGTTCAACCTTTACAAGAACAGCGCTGCTTCGTTGACCGGGGCTACCTCGTTGCTTACCGGTGTGGGTGCGCACACAACCAACGTTACAGGCAAGCTAATTGCCCTCGTCGCCGAAGACACCATCTCGTCTAACATTATGCTCACCCGCTCAACGCGCGACGTGGACCGTGGCCAGTGGCTTATCGTATCGCTTGATCAAGCCGCAGGGTCGGCGTTGGACGTTTCCATGCAGATCGTTGCCGTGGCACGTGGCCACGCCAGTAACCAACCGGGGGATGACTAATGCCTATCCTTCCTGAACAGTTGCAGCGTGGACGGGCATCGTTTCCTGGGCCGGTGACTGGCAACCCGGTGAGTATCAACCTTGGCCCGTTCGTCGTGGCGATCAACAGTACCGACTTGATCCGCGGTGGGATTGTGATGCCCTTCTCGATGCGCCTGTCACGCGTGTCGTGGTCCATGTTTGGGGCGTTCACCGCCAACGGGTCGTTCAGTATCAACCGTCACACGTCGGCGTTCCAAGTGGCGGGTAGTGACGAAGTTCTGTCCGCCGATGTGGATGTTGATGCTACCGAGGTTGGCCGCGCTGACCCGTCGGGTACCACACCTACTATTGCTGTGCGCGAACTCAACCGTGGGGATCGCGTGTTCGTCGCCATTACGACCGACGCTACGGGGACCAATAGTGGTGCCTCGCAAGGCCCATTGTGTGTCCAACTCATGGGCTTCATCACCGGCGTTGTTAACCTTAACGAAGCCAACGACTAAGGAGGCACGCGATGGCAGTTCCAGGTACCGATATTCGCCCTAGCACGCCTCCGACACGCGCCTTGATGTCGGGGCCAAACGTGGGGTTTTACGAGATCATGTCCGCGTCGGTGGCAATTGACGCCTCCGGTGAGCGCATCATCTTCGACGTTGGTAGCGACGCTCGTGTCGTTGCTGCGGGGTGGTACACCGGTTCACCGGGCGCAGATACCGCGATTACCTTTTCCAAGGACCCCACCCCCGGCACCGCCGCAGGTTCAACCGTCATTCTCGCTGCCGCAACGGTTGATCTCGACGCCAACCCATCGGGTATGGTACGCCCCACGGGCACATCCCCCACAACCTTGAACAGCTCGCGCGTCGTCGTTTCGGCGGATGGTTATGTTGTGATGGTACCAACGGTGACCGCCGGGCCTATCACCAACATTACCGCCTGGATCCTCCTGTGGCGCACCTCCCACATGCACAGCGACCCGACGTTGGATTAACGAGGTAGACGATGGCAGCCACACGACAGGATAATGTGCTGTACTTCACCGCTGCCGGGGACGTTATCACCGGCCAACTTGTGGTTGCCGCGGTGGTAATCTTCCACACAACCGGCACCGCGACAGTAATCAAGAATGGCCTGGGTGACATTATCTTCCAGATCCCAGCGGCACTACCCACGGGGGTGTACTCGCTACTCCAATCCGGCGGTGGGACACATGCGTGGCGCACCAACGGGCTCGAACTCGATGCCGGTGGCGCCAACATTACCATGTGGGTTTTCATCATCTAACGTGATGGTGTTGCGATGCCTAAAAAGCGACCCAGCCTTGGTTATATAGAACGCGCCCGCGAGTTGGCGCGCGAAGGCAAACCTCGTGCCGCCCGCGCTGTTATACGCGCTGACCGCAACAAGGCGGTAACGCGTGGTGGCGAAGATGTGGGCGACAAGCCTGGATTTCGCATCATCCACTTCGAGGATGACCGCACCGTTGGCGAGGCAATTGACGACATCGCGGGTTTGATTCGCGACCGTAAGAAGAAGAAGGGCAAGTAATGCTGCCCACACAGTAGGAGCCCTCCCGTGGCCTTGACCTTCGGTCCTCGGTTGGGTCGGCCAAGTTCCACAGGGTTCAGCGTGTGGGTCAAGGCCGACGGCGCATCTACTATCAAAGTAGAAACGCGCAAAACCGGTACTACAGCCTGGACACTAAAAGCCACCCAGGCAACTGGTACGTGGAACAGCGCCGCGTTGTTCGTCACCGGCCTGGACGCCAACACCAAATACGACTACCGGGTTCTACAAAATGACGTCCAGGTCGCAACCAATACCACGTGGACCATGCCTGCTAGTGGGCGTTTCTTCATGTACCACGTGAGTGACTCGCATAACGTCACCGACACGCTATTCGACAACATCCGCGTCCACTTTGAGACTCACGTTGAACCCCTTGGGATACCGGCGTTCATTCTACACACCGGGGACCTGGTGGGGGCCGCTGGTGGTCCACACGCATCTGCTACCGCCATGGCCGACGCGTTCGTTGCGCAATATGACGACCCCTTCCACCGGTTCTTCCAAACCACCGCCCGCCTACCTTTCGTGTACATGTTCCACGATTGGGACTGGGCGGGGAACAACAGCACCTACGACTGGGTAACGGCGTGTACAACGCGTCAGGTCGCCGTCGATCACCAAGCCATCCACTGGCAAGACCGTGGACCTTGTACGTTCCTTGGACGCACGATCAACGGTCTACCCTACGATAACTACACCTTCGGGTTCGAGGTAGCAGGCGTACCTTTCCTTGTCATTGACGAACGTAGTGAAAAGAAGCAAGGCGCGTCCGACGAATTGCCCATCTGGCAAGGCACTGAGCCCCGTACGTTGTGGCAGGACGATCTACGCGCGTGGATGCGCAACTGGCTCGTTACCAATGCCGACCGTGCGTTGGTCATGGTGGCGTTCGGGTCTACCTTTAGGTGCCCGGTGGTCAACGTCACATCCACAACTGGTGGCCAAGCGGGGGCTGCTGCGCGTGACGGGGCGTCAATTTTTCACCAACAGGACCTATGGGATGTGTTTCGTGCGTGTGGTGAGAGTGGGTTGTATAGTCATACGCGTAAACTCGTACTACTCACCGGGGATGATCATAGTACGTGGGTCCACGACGGGGTAATCACGATGCCCCGGCGTGCCAACGACAGTACCAACGTGTTTCCCCACCCACCCCCGCCCGGCCCTGTTGTACCGTTTCGTGAGTTCAAATCCAACGCCCGCTCGGGGGAGGAGGCGTTGGGGTTTGCAATTTACGGTCGTGGAAACGTTTATGATACCCAGCTCGCTGACCCCTCGGCCAACAGCTTCATGGTATGGGATATCGACGCCACCGCCGGGGGGCGTTACGTCACCGCCCGGGCGATCATTACCGAGAGTGTTGACGCCACCCCACTGGTTGACGAGTTTGGACGCACCGGGGACTGGTGGTTCGACAACGGTACCTGGCTCACCTACGACGCCGACAGTGCCGTTGTAGACCAGGTATACCCCGGCGACGGTGGCTACGTAAGCCCCCCACTATTTGATACCTGGTCGCTGGACGTGGTTGAGGGCACGATGCACCCCGACCGTTCAATGGGTCGCGAACCTTGGGAACGTCGCCTTCGTGCGCGCGCCAACTTCGACACCCCCTCGCTGGATGAGCAACGCGCGGGGTGGACGGTGCGCGTCGAAGAAACCGACCCCGATCCCGAATAATGAGGTGCCTGTGTTATGATACGCAAACGAGGTAACAAGTGGGTCTTGGTGAGTAAATCCACCGGTAAAACCCTCGGCACCCACCCGTCGCGCGACGCCGCCCTAGCCCAAGAGCGCGCGATTCAGATAAGCAAACACAAAGGTAAGGGTAAATAACCATGGCTACCCCTGGGGCATACACGTACGAAGAACTTATCGCGCTTACCAAACAGGCGTTGGGCGGGCGCAACACCGGGTTGATGACCGACGCCTGGTATGGCGATAGGGTCAACGTGGGGTATGCGCGGTTAACGACGTTCCAAGGGCCAGTACAAGCCCCTGGGATGTCGCAACCCCAAATGCGAGTGTTGCGCTTCTTTGAGCTGTACTCCACCGATGATCGTACCATCGTGTCGGGGTTGTCCAACAACCTCATTACGCCAACCGCCACCGCCGACAAGGTTGTTTGTGTGGACAACCTTTACGACCTTACCAACGACGTACCTTTGCGACGCCAATCACGCCGCTACATGGACCGCCGTAACCCACAAGGGACGGGGCGACCACGTGAGTGGGCACCCGGGGGGGACAACGGGGCTGGTTACTACATCTACCCCATCCCTGGTAACGCCAACGAGCAGATCAGCGTACGCGAAACCACCTATCAATACCCCGACGAGTTGACCGCCACCGAGACCCCTACCATCCCCTCGCCGTGGCACACCGCCATATGGCTCGCCGCCGCCGCCGAGGCTGCCGCGCTTATTGACTGGCCCGAAAAGGAAGCTGAGATGGAAGGTCGGTTCATGAAGTTCATCGCCGAACGACGCTCCCCCGTGGAAGAGGCGGGTGCAGGTGGCGGGCGTCGGTTCTTTAGTATAGGTAGACCCTAACCATGGCTATCACAATCCTTTGGGATAAGAACGATCCTGCCAACAGCGAGGACCCCCGTAATGGTGCCGCGGAGATTCGCCAACTCAAACAAGGGTTGAGCGAACGGTTGAACCAAGGCGCGGGGATCTTTCTTGAAGACCCGTCGGGGACCAGCGCCGACGCCGGGAAGCTGTGCGCGGGGTTGCAAGCGGCCAACAAGTGGCGCGTGTATGAGACCAACAAGACCACGGTCATGTTGGAGTTTGATGACAACACCTCGCAATGCCTCATTGGTGATGGTAAGAACGGCGCCAACCCATACGAGTTGATTGCCCGCCGTATGAGTGCGTCGGTCACGTCATTTGACAAAGGCGCGATCCAGGAGTTCTCGTCCGCTGCGGGAACCGTGGCGGCAGGGGCAACTACCACCTGGCCCGGTGCGCCCCAAGCCTTGACCGTCTCACTTGAGGCATCACCACGGGTACTTGTCAGCGCATACTTCACCTGCTCCAACGCCGCTGCCAACGACGAGTACCTCGACAACGTAGCCGTACAGGTTGAACGTAACGCCTCCGGCGCGTGGTTCAACATCATTGGATTTGCGTTGGGTGCGCTACCGTTGCGGTTTACCATGTACTCTGACGGTGCTGAGACCGAAGGGTTTTTTAGTGGGTCAGCCCTGTTGAGCACCACCTTCCCTGGTGGATCACCTATCGCCGCGAGCGACTCCCTCAAGTTCCGCTGGACCTGGACCGCCGATGGTGGTAACGCGGCAACCGTAAATCTCGACACCGCATGTATCGTTGCTCACGAGCTAGTTCATTAAGGTTGTGTTGTGGCCATCCCCGAAGCAACCCTGCCCTCGATTGGGCCTCCCATGCCTCGCGTACGTGACAACGAGGTTGACCACGTATTTCAACGCGTGGGGGAGGGGCTTAACGAACTCTATCGTGCTGTGCGCACCTTATCTGAACGCGCGATGCCCGACGAGGCCACCCCCGGGGATATCGTGGCGGGCCAACTCCAATCCCCCATTACGATTACCGCATCACCCACCCCGGGTCTACCCACCACCGACGAGGCTGTCATTTGGTTGGACTTCGACGGCCGGTTGTGGATCAAGAACGACGCTGGGGTGGTGCGCCCATTAGACGCCGAAGGTGGGGGTGGTGGTGGTGCGGGCCACGACCGCCAAACCTACACCTTTGGACGTTCTGGGTTCAACGCCACCCAGAATCTATTCTCCACCGGCCAGGTCGCACCGGGTAGTAGCCAAGGCTACCTCGTACCACGCAACGGGTCGGTCACCGGGGTCACCTTCGCTATCTTTGGCGGCGTAATTATCGGTGCCGGTACTGTAACCTTTACAACCTATAGAGGTGCTTCAGGTACGTTAACTAATACAGTTTCCGTACCCGGCGGTGGCGCGGTCAATACCGTCGTAACCTACGCCGAGGGGTTGTTCCCCGTCGTGGTGGGCGACACCTTGAGCGTCAACTGCACCTTCGGCACCCTCAATGGGACGATTAGTTGTAACGCCGTCGTGGAAGTCACCACCCCCTAAGTTGCACAGTTGTGGAGTT